GCAAGAACTTTAGTCTTAGTTATTTTAATAAATACACGAGAACGCTCTGCTTCTGTAAACTGAACATTAGGACTATATAAGCCCCTATAATTTCTATAGGATTGTAGCCACCGTTCCTCATCAAATCGACGCCAATCCTTTGACCTTTTAAATCGGCCTTCAATAAAAGAAATTAAAGAAGCTAATTCTGTGTCTTTAGTTTCATCATCTAAAACTACAGGATGGGTATCTTCAAAATTTGTATCGTCCATATTTTAATATCCAAAGGTTGCGTCAGAAGGCAAGTATCTATCTGACATATGTTCCATAGTAAAATCAAATATTCCTCTACGGGGCCTACTCATAACACCATATCGTAATGCATCATACAAATGGTCTTCTGCTTTAGTGTTTACATCTTCAGGATTTCTAGGATCAAGGGGAATAACAGGTAATTGAGAAACTAGATTAGTACAATTATGAAAAATTGTCATTCCTGGTATATCGTCCTCATCAAAATCATCTTGAATTTGTAGCCTTCGATGTATTTCATTTTTTCCTGAGATTCTACTTCCAGCACTTCGATCACTTGGTCGCCATCTGCAGCCCTGTAAAATCATTTGTTCTGCAAGACTTGGCCCAGTATCTCCCCTACGATGCCAGCAAGAACTATCTAATACTCCATAAAGTATTGTACCATCATCTTCTTCAAGATGCAAGACTTTATTTGCTAAATCTTTTGCTAATACTTTAGATACGTATAACTCTCTATATATAATTAATTGACCATCGGGAGCAACACAAAACCAAAGAACAGCACTATAAGAACCATATCCATAATCACAAGCCCTGAACTTGGGCCAATTTTTTGGAATATCAAATGGATCAATGACATGAATTGTTCTATTAAATTCAGGAAATGCAGCACCTTCTGCTACATCCCAATTCCCTTCTAAAAGTCTCTTTCGTTGGTTTTCCGGCAAGGATAGAAGCATCGTTTCATAGTCGCCGCTTTTAGCCAAAAACGGATTATCAAATAATTTTGCCGGAATAAACTTTCTATTAAAAAGATACTGCCCTTCTTTAGTATGTCCTTTTGGATACATTAAGACATTTCCGTTTTCATCTGTAGCGGCAAAGGATTTACCTACAGGAGAAGGATCAATAAAATATTTCTTTACCCATATATGTCCTGCACCACCTGGATTTGTTGTAGCCCTCATATACACAGGCAAATCAGGTGCAGTAGACCTCAAACGAGAACGAAGATAATCCCACGCAAAAGCTGTGGGCCATTGTGTGAGTTCGTCAAAGCCAATCCAACAAAAGGACAATCCCTGATAGCGTAGTACGTCATCATCTCTATCTAGATATGACAGCCACAGTCTTCCGCCACTGGGAGAGGTCCACTGCATCTTTCGTTCCGACCATTTTATGCCGGGAATAATCTTAGGATATAGTTCTTGTGATTTCCAAACTAGTTCCCTTAATTCTTCTGTGGTTCTACGCAATAGTAGACCAGAAAACTGTGAATGTCCTAGATAGCGCAAGGGATCAGCTAGCATTGCGTAGCTTTTTCCTCCACCTGCTGCCCCACCGTATAGTACTTCTCGCTCTGAAGAGGCTAAAAAGTCTGTCTGTGGCCCCTCATTGGGCCTAAATAAAATATTGTGCGTTTCTTCTATTGGTGATTCATTTAATTCTTTAACAACAACTTCAGGCTTGGGTTGCGGAATTTCTTTCTGTTTCTTTTTTCGCCCCTGTACGTCTGCTCTCAATTTCTTCAAATTTTTGGAGGGTTTCTTCGTACTTTTTAAGCCATATTTTATATGTTGCTGCCTTACTCTTCCGTTGCCGTTCTTTTTGGATTCGCTTTCTAAGACCAATGTGGGAAATTTCTCTTCCTGTTCTGCCACTTAACCACCCCGCAACTTCTCTATATGAATATTCTCTTAGATATTCTTTTGCTAGCTCCAATGCTTCCAATTCTTCTACAATAGGAACTAAGAGCTTGTCATCTTCTTCGTGTTCCTTGTATCCAAAAGGAATTGTTCTGCTAATTCTTGGTATTTCCAACCATTCATTATCATCTTTTAGCCCAACAGGATCGGGCATTTTAAAATAACCTAAATCACGCACGATCATTCTTTGGTGGTAGAAGCATGATACCATTAGGCGTAGATACTTCTACCTTATCTGTCTTTTGAATACCAATACGATCTAAAAGTTCTTTGGCTGCATTTAATCTATGCTGATTTCCTAATTCAGAGGGCCGTTCTAATACATTAATCATAGCTCTTGCTGCTCTTGGAGCATTCATAGCAAGGTATTCTCTTGTAAGTTCAAGTACTTCATCCTTTAAAGACCGCAAAACCTCTGAGGGGTTTGTAGTTTCACTATATCCTGCAAGTCTTTTTGCTTTAGTGTAATCTCCATCTGCTTCATCAAACAAAACTTGTAGAAATGTCTGTTGTTTTGTAGTAAGTTCTCTCACTTTCTTAAACTCCTATCTCCAAACCACCATGCTACAGCAGTAGTAGTAAGGAACATTATCTGATTTGACAATTCTCTGACAACCTGTGGGTCTTCGTGTACAACAAAGAAAATATATCCAGAAAAACCAAGTAAACCAAAAGTAAGAACAGGTCTTACAAAACGTAAAATAGCTGCAATTACTGGCATAGTAGGACCATAAGATGCATCATGAGAATAAGAAGCTGTTTTAATATCAGAATCAGCTTTGACTAAAGCAATAGCTTGTTCACTTTCTAGTTCTGTACTTCGTGCAGAAATCTGCAGTTCTTGTAGTTTTATTTCTTGTGTAAACTCAATTTCTATTTGTTTAAGTTCTTGCCGTTTTTCTACGTACCGACCAACTGTACCTACTAAACTACCTATAATACCAGTAGCACCACCAGATAAAACCGAAGCAATAATTTCAAACATACAAATCTCCTACCATGTTGCAAAAAAGTCACGATTATCTACGTGTACAAACGTATTATAGTTTATTCCAAAGCCTTTAAACCCCGCTAGTTTACCAGCAGAAAGTATAGCATCTTTGCTTAGTCCTTGTAAAGAAATATCAAAAGCAGTAGAAGGACTATTCTTTGTAGCCCTATGTTGGCTCTTAGGCGCACCACCCACATGTGCATTATGTATCGGGCATCTAGCAGCACTATTAATAATTACTGGACGCTGTAAAATATCTCGCAATCTTTGTAGTTTATCAATAGCTTCATCTTGAATGAAAATATTACTACAACCACATTTGCATTTTAATTCTGACCACAAGAAAGAATTACTTGCATATTTCATTTCTTTTTCTTTTTCCTATGTATGCCTGCAATTTCACGATTATTAATTATGTATCTTTGAAAAAGAACAACAAGAGACAGGATACCCACAAGTGCAGCAATCACCATGTTTAAATCGCCACCTATAACAAAATTCCAAAAGGAAGTAAATATCCCTCCTCCAATACTTAAATCATCAATAGTTTCCGCTTTAAAAGACATACTACTACTTTCTCTACTTAAACAGTTTCATTTCTTTTACACTCCCCCCTGCAGTATATGCATGTGTCTTACCTTTATGTGAGCCACCATGCATCATTTGTGGACGTTTAACCATACCGCCTTTTGCTCTGGGTTTTTTTCTCATGATTCTTCGTCTTGGTTTTTTGAGAACTTCTACATTTGTAGATGTAGTAGTTGGTTCTATTTTTGGTCCAGCTTTTTTTAATACATCTGTAATATTTCCTGATTCTGCTTCAAGTGTTCCTACAGATTCTTCACGAGCCTTTTCAAATATGGGTCTATCCTCAATAGCTTTATTAATTTTACCAATGTCTTTTCCGGTTACGACACTTTCTGGCTTTTTTCTTTCTCTAAGAATTAGTGTACGAAGTTTCTTTAGTTCTGATAAATCAAAACTAGCAGATAAATCTTCAACAGATAATTTATGAAAAAATTTCAATGCTGCTGTTATTGCTGTAGCTTTTCCCATTATACTTTCCTCTTTTTAAAATTTTTAAGTTCATTTACTTTGCCCCCGGCAGAGTAATTATGTTTCTTACCTTTATATGCTCCACCCTGCACCATTTGTGGACGTTTAACCATGCCGCCCTTTGCTTTAGGTTTGGCCTTTAAAACATTTTTAAGTTGCTTATCAATATCTTCTGATGCACCAAAAATTTCAAATGATCTATCTCTCAACTTCATGTCTATATCGGCTAGCTGTCTCATAAGAAATTGATATTCAGGATCATCTTTATATTTAACTGCTGGATCACCTTTTATTAACTTTTTAATTTTATCTTTAATTATATTTGCATTGCTAATTAAAATTTGTAATAGTTTCTTTTTAGCCACAGTGTTTATTCCTCTTAAAAATTAAGCTTATTAACTTTGCCACCTGCAGCATAGGAATGTTTCTTGCCTTTATATGCTCCACCCTTTTGCATAGAGGGTCTTTTTACGGAACCACCTTTTTTAAATGGTTTAGTTGGTTTAGTTGGTTTAACTTTAGTGCGTTTATAGTATCTTTTATAGCTATTAGCCCACTCTTTTAATTCTGCGTCTTGTAAGTTTATGAGTTCTTCAACGGACATTCTAGACTTTCTAAAGTCTTTAGGTGACCTACTAGGAGGAGATGCTGCGTGTCGTATATCCTCCCACCAGTTACCAGCCAATTGCATAAGCTGTTCAGTTTTAGAAGAAGAAAATCCTCGTTCTTTTGCTTCTGCTTTTATTTGCTCTACCATTTCAGATTTTGTTACAGGATTTTTTTTAAATGCCTTTATAGCAGCAGACCCAGATTTATCATCAAACTTAAAATTTGTATTTATTCTTTTTACTTCTGAAACTGAAGCAGAGCCGCCTTTAGGTGTTTGTTTTCCTACAGAAGGTTGTAGTTTTCTTTTTTGAATTTTTTCTAACTTCTTTATATCTGCTGGTGCTGCACCAAGATTTCTTGCACGACTAATAAGAGTATTCCATTCCTTTAATGTCATACGCATAGCGGCTTGTGCAATAGGTAAATTTACTAGTTCTTCAATAAGCGTTGCTATACCTTTTATTTTTCCCATAACATTACTTCTTTCTTTTTCTTGTCTTTTTATAACCGCCCTTATTATAAGAAAGGGTTGCTAGTTTTGTAAAAAGATCAAGAACATCAGACCCATATTCTTTTACTAAATCTGCTGCATCTTTAACTTCTTGACTCATATAGGTAGCTCCTGCAATTTGCCCTGCTACTTTTTTCGTACCTTCTTTTTTAGGAACCTTAACTTCTATTTTTTTGCCTTGGATTTTCATTCTCTTTGTTCCAGGCTCTTTAACAGCTTCCATCGTAGTTTTTTGTAATTGTTTATATATTTTATTTAATTTTTTTAGAGCAGTCGGAGCCATCTTTTGTGCTCCTCTTGCCAGAGTTACACCTGTTGTACCAAATATAAGAGAAGGCAATAGAGTAGCAGCAGCGACACCAGATATTCCTAATGCAGCAGCAATCATTTCTTTCTTTTCTTTTTTAGTTACACCCTTTCTTGTAGCAACTTTACGTGCTTGTTCTGTTTCGGCACTGAATCCTTTTTTTGCTTGTTGTGTTGCTCTGTGGGGCCACATCTCTGCTCTAGTTTTAGATGTTTTAGAAACAGGAGTAGTAGTTGATACTCTTCCCAGTTTCTTTTTTTCTGCTATTTGAGCCATTTATTTTCCTTATTTATTTTTAGCGAATACAGAGCCGGTTAGTATGGCCCCAAATGCTAAATGAAATAATCCCCCACCCATTAGTGTAAAAGGATTATGCTGACCTGTAAGTTTTTTCATTAACTCCATTTGAACCATTGGTTCTGAAGTACTATTAATAATTTCCATAAACAGGCTTATATCAGGGCGGTTAATGCCATACCATATGGGTACAAACATAAAGTCATAGAAACATATAACTAAGTAGACTATAAGGGCTGTCCAACGCCATGTCATTGTGGACTTTTCGTGTACAGTTAATTCTTTTTGCATTTAGATACAAGGTGGCACACATCGTGTGGTATTTACCAGATATACTACAACAATTACACTTATAGCTATAAAAGATACTATAATTGTAATTTTTTTAGGATTCATTATTTTTTCTTTTTTCTAAAGTGTGGAATATCAGAAGCAGACCCCTTGCCCATATACACATGTTTTTTAAGGCCACCTTCTGCACCAACTACACGACCAAGATTACTGCGACTTTGGAATTTTTTATAGCCGCCCTTATTAAAGCCAGAAGACTTAACCTGAAAACCAGCAGCTTCAAAAGCTTTTACCATATCAGCCTTAGATACTCTTTCTTCTGCCTGATCTTGAATAATATCTTCAAGTTCATTTTTTGTTAACTTACCGCCCATTGCATCTTGAACTTGCTGCCTAGTCAAATGAACATCTCTTCCTAATGCTTGTTCAATTCGTTCATGCAGGGGCATATCCTGTTTAGGTATATCTCCTTCAATTTTTGATTTAGGTGCTTGTCTTCCACCAGGATAAGAATATCTCTTTAGGCCCTTTGCTAGTTTTTTCATAGAAGCCTCTGTATTTTCATCCCACAATTTTTGTCCTTCAGGAGTAAGGTCTCTTTGTCTTGCTCCTCCACTACCCCCTAAACTCTGTTGAACATCCCTTTTTAATTGCTTTGCAGCTTCTCTTTCTTTTCTGGCTTCTGTTTGTGCACGAGTTAATTTTCTACCCCTAGTTTTAGCGGCCCTTTCTTCCAGTCCCTTCAATTTTTTTTCTAAAGCACTTCCTGGTGGTGGTGTATAGTCTTTTCCTGGTTCTGCTTTTGGTACACCCTTTGTTTCACTTTTACTCTTTGCTGGTGTCCTACCTTTTATTTTACTTAATTGATCGCCTATTTCATCTAATTTCTTTTTCCTGGCTGGAGTTAACTTACCAGCCCTCTCATATTCCAGAAATCTTTTAGATTCTTTTTGCAACCACTTTACATATCTTCCTAAATCTAGGCCAGTTAATTTTAGTACTTCTTCTATTGTTTTTATTACTCGTGCCATTGTACTTGCTCCTTACACATCCATAGTTTCTTGTTCTTCATTACCAGAATGACAGCCACAAGCACATACAACCTCTAAGCAATTCTTACCTACGCAAAGACAATCTTCGCAGGTACAATCATCACAATCACATATCATACTATCTACCTCCCGTTAGTCCATAACATCATGTAGCCAATTTACTAATTGACGAAGCCACGAATGTACCTTAGCTATAGGCCATATAGTCCATTCAACTATCTTAATAGGTACAAGCATGACCCACTTCACAATCTTTTTCATCATAACATATTCTCCATAAAATTTATTTTCGTATTCAATAAACCGGAAACTAATCCTTATTCCAGCCTTCTGCTTTCAGAGCATTATATACATGTTCATAAGTATAATTGGTCCCTGTCGCCTGTCTTATGGCGGCACGGACATATACAACTTCATGATGAGGAAGACGAATACGTTCTTCGTAATTCATTATACTACGATAGAACATTTCCAAAGTTAAATCGTTATACCATTTTAACTGATTTTTGTTCATTGTCAAGTAAAAAATTACACTAAATCATTTAATTTTGGAGGGGTATAGTTTTTAGATTTAAGGACTTTGCCATCCTTATTATATATGGGGTTTCCATTATGGTCTAATTTAGACATATTAGATGCATGTACACGATTAAATGCAGTATCAAAATCCCAACCATAGGTAGCAGCCATACCTATACATACATAAACTAAATCACATAGCTCTTTAAGAACCTTATCTGCTTTTTTAGTTTCAATTGCATCTACAACTTCTTTGTATTCTTCTTCAATTAACTTACGTCGAAGGACAAGGGTTTTATCTATAGGCGAGTTTACTGATGGATACAGTATATCTAAGGGATGATTGAATCTATTATGGAAAATATTTAACTTAGTCGATACAGTTTCTCCTTGCATTACTCTTCCTTTCTCTACATAGGCTTATGTTACATAGGCTTATGTT